TTATAATTAAAAAATCACTTTTTAGAAACTCTAGTCAGAGTATCGAGATAAGATTCCATTAAACCAGTAACTGGTTGTGCAATGGACTCTGAACTCTCAGAGATATTCTCTGAAGTGTCTCTTTGAGAACCGACAGTTTCTGAGAAATAAGAATTCTTCAGAGTTGTAAGTTTCTCTCTATAGTTTTCTTCACTATCAAACTCAACATTTCCGGCAAGATCGGCTAATCTATCCCTTTGTGAAAGTGCAAGACCTTCGGAGACATCGGAGAGGATTGTTTCGGCAACCGACTCGGCTAATCTTTGATTGAGAGCAATATTAGACTTAATTTGCTCGTTGAGTTTATATTCCATTTCATCTAATTTCTCTACCATTGCGGTAGTTACATCATATTTCTCTTCAGGGATGTTTACATAATGATCTTCAAAAAGACTTCTTATTCCAGTCAGGAATGATTCAGACATTTGGGCCTTAAGACCTTGTTCAACTGCGAGTTGATTCTCTGTAATCCACTCTTCAGCAACATACTCAAGATATGCGTCAACTCTATCGGTCAGTTCTTCTTTAATAAGAGTAACTTCTTCTTCGAGAGTTGTTTCATATTGTGCCTTCAGTTCTTCTTGAACTTCAGCAACTTTTGTCTTGATAGCAGTTTCAAAAATAGTACGTGCTTTCTCTTGAAAGTCCTCAGAAAGTTCTTCACCGGAAAGCAGTGCTTCAACATCTTCTTCGATGTCATACTCTGCTTCGATGATTTCCTCCTCAGTTACTTCCTCTTCGGAAACTAATTCTTCAGCAGATGCAGTTGCATCTTCTTCTTCGACAACTTCTCCTTCAACTTCTTCCTCTTCCTTCATACCCTTAGGCATAGGTTCAGCAGGTTTAGCACCTCTATTCACAATGTCTTTGACAGTTGCGATCTTAGGTTCTGAGAGTTTAGCGGAGTTGTCGTCTACTTTATAGTTTTCTGGAGTAGGGCCACCGAGATCTTCGTAACTGCCAGTTTGACCAGGGGTCGAAACACCAGAAGCATTGCTTCCGGATTTTGGCATTGCCTCAGATGCAGCAGCTCCTTTAGTTACTACGTTTTCCATTTCTTGTAAATTGCTACCAACGGACATTTGATTTATTAGATTTTATACTAATCTATATTTATTTATAATTTAAAGATTTGATAAGAATTCATTGAATAAGTTTAACTTATGTTCTTCGAGAATTCTTTGGTCAGCAAGAGTATTAATTCTCTTCTGAGTTCTTTCTGCAAGTTGCTCACGAAGAATTCCTCCTTCCCAAATCCACTCTTTTCCTTCCATAATTCCTGATACAAATGCATCAGGTGCAGAAGGATCGGCAACGATATCAGCAGCAGTTGCTAACATGAAATCTTCACCAACAACTTTTATACCACCACGATCTTCTTTTAATGAACCAACACCACGAGAAGAAACTCCAAGCATCACACCTTCATCTAAAAGTGAAGATGCAATTTTACCCATAGGAGTATTAAGGATTTGTGCCTTACCTCTAAAATTACTACCCTCTTGAGTGAGTGAAGTAATCTTATGAGAAACACGATCAAGATTTACGGTAGGACCATCAGGATGACCAAGTTCTCCAAGAGCACGTCCTTTTTGGACGAATGCTTCATTATATCTTTTTACTTCACGAGAAAGAGTTTCCATAGGATACATTCTTCCATTACGATTTTTGAGATTACCTTGTAGGAAAACTCCTTCAATATAAAGTTTCTTATTAGAACCTTTACCCTCAGTAATAATCTTTACGTTTGAAATTTCTTCTGTGATAAGTTTCATTTGTATTAACCTGTAAATCCTACTTTAAATCCTACAACTCCTGCAGCAGATGCAGAAATTAAATCTTGAGCACCTTTTTCAAAGAACTCAATTCGATCAGTTGGAAGTGTCACTGTTGCAGTGCTTGCATAACCAGTTGTGGTACTTTTTGCAACACTGACAGTAGCATCTCCAGCAGTTCCATTAAAAACTCTAACCACCGTTGCATTATCTAAAGAGGTTGGTGTATTGAGTGCAACTTCTGTTCCAACACCAACTAATAAAGTTCTTGTCATTATTCTTGATCCTCGGATTGCTGTTGATCATCAAACATGGATGCACCGACTACTGGTCTAATATTATCAATGTGTCCTGCTGCTTTTGCATACAAAATATCTTTAATTTTGTCGCTAACATCAGATGCCGATGAATCAGAACCGATCAAATTTACAATTTCTTCCATGAAATTTAATATATCTATATTTTATATTTATATCTCGGCAGATTTTCCATTAACTTCCGTAGAAGATCCGTCAATTTCTGGTTCCATAGGAACATTGCCCATCGTCCCCTGTTCACCTCCTGCTGGTAATGGTTCTCCAGTTATTGGATCTACTGCACTGGGATCAGGAATAATTCCATCTTTGATTTCCTGTTCAATTTCCTCATCCATTTCAACCATCTCTCCATCAGTCTGACGAAGAACTTTACTACGAACCCACTTCTGTGAATAATATTTGCCAATATATGGTTCAATAGTTGCGAGAACACCAAGTCTCTCATTCAACATCTCAGTTTCTTTCAGTTCTGCAAACTGATTATCATACAAGAAATCATATTGAATATGATCACTAATTCTATCCCAGTCTTCTACAGAAACAATGTTCTTAAGAATGAGTTGTGTCTTCAGCATATCATTGAACATCTGAGCAAATCTCTTTCTCAGACGACCAACAAACTTAGCAAACTTAAGTTCATCTCTCAAGATTTCAGAAGAACGACCAAGATTAAAACCACCATCGGCAGCAATTCTTGATTCCGGAACTCCAAGTGCTCTATAAAGTTTCTTTTGGAAATACTCAATATCAGCAAGTTCTCCTAAGTTTTGTCCACCAGGAAGAGTTGTGATTTCAGTTCCTCTACCACCTTCTCTTCGAGGAAGCCAGAAGTCTTCCATCATACTCATAAATTTACGATCATCACGGATTTCTCCGGTGTTTGCATCATAAACTTGCTTGTTACGATAACGATTCATAACATCACGAAGATATTGTTCTGCCTTTACTTTAGGAAGATTGCCAACATCAATATAAAAAATACGACGTTCTGGTGCTCTTGATAACCTATAGATGACCAAAGAATCCTCAATCATTCTTAGTTGATTAAGTGCTTTGATTGCTTTGTGAAGATAGGAAAGAACATTTCCTTTGTTTCTGTCTATAAGACCAGAAGTGCAATATGTAATTGCATCCTTTGCAATTTTAGTTCCTTTATTTCCACCACCACCTGTTAAATTTCCAGTTGGATATTGTGGTTTTGGTGTATAAACAAAATACTCTTCAATCTCTGGAGCAATTCCATTTTTTGATTCCTCACGACCAGGAATATTTGGTCCAATAACATTTTTATCTTTTTTCTTTTCTTGACGAACAAACCTCATCTTCATTGGATCAATATACCTCAGTTCCTTAATTCCTTCCTGAGGTTTCTTAAGATCAATTACTTTATGATAATAAAGTCTTCCATCGACATACCAATTTCTAAAAATTTCATGTGACTTCTTATCAAAGTCTAAAATTTCTTTAATATACTTAAATTCTTGTCTAATTGCTTTCTTTAAATTATCAGTAGCATTTAAATTGGATAATTCAATTTCAATTGGAGAATCATAAAGATCACTCACAATTGCTTCATTTACAACATCTTCGATAGCACCATCTGCTTCGGGATGTAGTGACATCTCTCTGTATCTTTTAATTAGATCAAATTCTGTTCTATATTGACCTTCAATATCTACATATGAACCATAAAATCCACTTGATATATAGTTATCAACCCCATCCTCGTTATTCACAGGGACAGGGGAAACTACAGATTTGGATTTCTTTTCTGCATCATCAATAGAAAAACCAAAAAGTTTTGCCATATTATAAACTAACTTAGACTACTATTTTATTATTTAGGAGATATCTTCACCACCTGCTGATGGTCCATTACCTTTATATGCTTCCCAATAATGGACTTGCATTTCTACGGTAAATTCCTGAATAGTATCAGTCGTCTCATAACTTAAATCAATTGTAGAGATGTTAGTTGGGAAAACATCCTTAAAAACATACTTTCTAAGGACTGTTCCGGTACGATCTAATTGATTTACTTTAGCATCCACTTGATAAAGTGCAGGATCTGTTTCTCCAGTTCCGTTGTCCAATTTATTAATATAGTTCATCCACTTCTCAAATGCAGATCTGATATTGAATGAAGTATCATTCATCACAGTAATAGTCCATGTTTCGAATGTTCTATCACCTGCAATTTTCAGGATTCTTCCTCTAAAAGGAATGTCAATTGGTGCTACTGTTGAAGAAGGTAATGCTGCTGCTTTTACTAAAAATCTAGCATTATCAAGAACTTCATTTTCATCTTGAACACCAACACCTGAAGGGAAGGCTAGTTCAACTTCGAATAGATTAGGTCTTGCACCACCACCCTTCAGTTTACTTTTAAAGTCACTGATGGTTCTTAGTGGTAAAGTATTTACTTGTTGACGGTTTGCCATTTTTTCTTATACCTCTAAATTAAACGTTACCGATTACTTCATCAAATGAAACACCAGTTCTGGTGGCAACAAACGTAAGACCGATGAAGTTGATTGATCTTGCGGGTTTGATAAAGATGTCTGCTACAAACTCATTATTATCTAT